CTCAGTGTTCAAACCGTCAGAGCTGGTTTCGTAGCCACACAAATACTTGTAGGTGGCTTCGCTCATATCATAAGTTTGAATGGTAAATCCTTTAGAACCTTTGTCGCTTTCGAGTGTAGCGTAATACTCATCCATATCTTCTACTTCAATGTTGCTCTCTGATGGTGCGGCATCATTGAAATTGAAGTTATCTTTAACAAGTGCTACGAGCGAAAAAGCATTATCCCAAGAAGCTGGAAAACCGTTTGCTGCTGCTTCTTGAAATTTAACTGAAGCTAAGCCATAATCGGCTGCTTTGTTAGTTGTGGTGGTTGTTGCTTCGTTAGCCATAATAGTTGTATAATCTTACTTTATTATTAATGTAAAAAGTGTTGTCGGCATCTGCCATCGCATTGCTATCACAGTATCGGAAAAACTCGCATCCACCTAGCACTAGCACATCCTCTTGCACCTCAATATCGGGTATCTCTGCCGGCACCACACTTTCGAACCATCCTTGCAACTGTTCTATGCGCAACAAATCCGGTTCTCCGGTTGAGAGCGCACGGCAATGTACGTTCACATTTAGTACGTGTCCTTGATTGCCATATGCGGTGGTGAAAGGTAGTGAGTTAACAACAATATAATCGCCTGTGTAATCGGTAACTTTTCTTGCCTTGAACACCTTAACGTTCATATCCTCATCTAACTTTGATGCTAGATAAGTTGCTAACTGGTGTATTGCCTGAAGTGAGTTCATTTGTTAACTTAAAGTGCTGTATAAAAAATACCTTTTAAAATGTAATGTTGACTATGAAAAACACTATAAATCAGTGGTGTGCTTGATTACTCTGTGAGTGATTGTAATTTCTTTCGGATAGCTTTTACATCAGCTTCCGCCTTTTGTATCGTCAAGTGAAGAACATTGTAGCCTTTTGACTCAACTGCCCTAGCGTAATTCATTCCGGCAACCAAAAGCAATGTGTACCCTGTATCGGAAATCTTATCAGGGTTTTGCAAAGCGTAATCGGCAAGCGTTTCAATACATCTTTGTTCGCCTTGCGTTGTACTGCCATCATAATGGCTCTCAATCTTGCGCCCATTGAAGTATATATCGCATCCAATTGAAGCCCTTAAATTGCCTGTTCTATCCGTGTAAGCGCCATTTAAGCGAGCGTGGGCAATAAGCTCATCAACTTCGCCACGCAATACGTTAAGTATTGCTTCATTTGGCTGCTCATCATCAGGATTGTGTGCGGCTAGTCGTGCTGCCAATTTCGCTTTAAGTTCATTAAAGCCAAATGGCTTGCAATTCATCATAGCCATAGCGTTGTATATGCTTTAGTTGTTTGCACATCTGCTACTTGAAAATCGCCCTGAATTGAACCATCCTTGCGCATGATCCTGACAGTATCGCCACGTTGCACACGTTCTACTGCTCTGTATATGATGCACTCAAATTGAGCATAAGCTATTGAGTTGCCGTCTGCACCTTTGACTATACTTGTACGCTTAGAGTGGTACGTGCGAGCCTTGCCGACGAATTTCTCAACCGTTTTCTGCACAGCATTGAGATTGGCATCTTGCTCAACACTACTTACTACTAAAAATACATCTTCATCAAATCTCATAGCTTACACTCTTTTTGGTGGTGCATTTACTTTACATTACCGGAACGTATGTTACCGTTGGCTCATCTTCATCTGAAAGCGCGAGCGAAGCTGATAAGTCGTTGGCATCGGCAATCGCTCGCACTCGTTTTTTTATGTTGTCAGGTACGTAAGAAGAAGATACGCCAGCTACGCTCTCACTTGATAGCGTTAACCCCTGTACAAGCACATACATAGAAGCTAGTGCCACCGGCTGCATAGCCGCCAACTCATAATCATCCTCTAGCGATAGTTGCTCAACTTGCAATCGCTTGCATGCTGTCGCGAGTGCTACTGCTAGTGTTGCGTCTGAATATTCATAAGGCGCTACCGTGCCTAGTATTGCATCTAAAATTCTCATAATTGTGCTCTAAAAAGGTTAGCTATTAGCGATACTTATTTTTTTACTTCGTCTACTGCAAGAATTGAATAATTGTTGCGACCAACGAATACGGGAACTGCATACATATCGTAATCAACAAAACGCCCACGCTCGCTGCGCCATAGACCTACAAGGTTGCCTTCGTATTGAGCATATTGTTTGTTGGGGAGAGGATCTGCTATTTCTAGCGGATCTGCTGCTTTAATAACGGCAACTGTATCAGCGCATTGGAATACTACGCGATTGTCCGGTACAAGGTTAGTTGTTGAACCGTCAGGGAGCGTTACAAATCTGTCTTTTTCGATTTGTATAGTTGGGAGTTGTGCGCTCTCGAAATACTCATTGACTACATCAATACCAAGAATGCCTGTGCCTGTTACGCGACCTTTGGTGCCAACTTGAGTGATACCTTCTTTGAGCTTTTTAGTTGCACACATAGCGCGGAATGTGCGCTTGCTCATGCGAACTTTGATAACGGTTTTGCCAATTGAGGCAAGGCGGTTAGTTTCTGCTTCAATATCGGCGAGTGCATCTGCGTTATCTTTATCCGACCAAAGAACTGCTACACCTTCCTTGTGCGCGCCTGTGGGATAAGAATAAGATACGCTAGATTTTGCGTTGTTGGTTGCCGAAACAGTTTGAGTACCGTTGAACAAACCCTCAAAATAAAGCAAATCAATACGTTTGTGTGGCGCGATAACTGCTTTATCGAAGTTGTTAAAGAGAGCATCAGCTAGTTTGCTTGCTTCTGCTGCTTTAAGAGTGTCTGAATAAGTTGCAAAGCGGTCATTGTAGCGAGCTTGCAAGAAATAGAACTCATCAAGTTTAGCGTTGTCAAGTTGCCATTCGTCTGCCATGCGTGAGATAGCACCGGTGATTTCGCCTGCTGTGGGGAGTTCGTGTGTTGGTTTTGCTGCGTTAGCAGAAACGATAGAACCCACTGCTGCGGCTGCATACTCGCTGATGATTTCGCGGTATGATTTCGATGCCGAATATTGTATCTCAACGTTTTCACCTTTCCATTCAGGAATAAAGGTGTTTTTCTTCATTTGCTCATCAACGAAAGCCTGAAAGCCTAACGGTTGAGAAGTTATTTCTGTGATAAGATTAAAATTAGCCATTTCTAATATCCTCCTTTTTCGATTAAAAATTAATAAAATGGGGGTACTTGCAACTAGATTTTAAAAGCGTGGCGCGAAGTGAGCGCTGCTTTAATTTCGTCGTTGATAGGATAGGGAAGCGATGCTTCGTCAATATCGTATGCTTGCACAGTTACGGCAATATCGGGAGTGCCTTTAACCGGTACTGTTGCATAATTGAAAGCTAAAACGCCATCAATGCTTTCAGCGATAACGTCACCAACTTTTACTGCTGCTGCGAGTGCATCAACGGTAAGTGTGTCGTAACTTTCGCCTTCTTCGATAGCTGAAATTGTAGCTTTTGCGATAACATCGCCAACAATCAGTGCATGGTTCTTTTCTACTTTCACAGTTGTAGCGCCTTTAGCTGCTGCCTCATATACTTTAGCAGATTTGAGCAATTTTGCGCCCTCTTTCGAGATAGAAACAATAGCACCCTTTGCGAGCTGCACGAGTGCTTTAGGTAGGTTCGATACAATAAGCGAAAAGCCACCTTCACGGCGTACACATGTGCGCTCGTTCCAATGACCTTCTTGTATGCCTAACGCTTGAGTGTCGTTGTAATACATTCCAAAGAATTATTTAAAAGGTTTTACAGAAAATTGGAAAAATCGTGAGTGCTTTTCTTTAACCCTCCGTCGCACTCTTTCTGCTCAATTCTTTTACCTTCAATATACCCTCGATAAGCATCTGCCCTATTGCATGCAGATATGCTCCACAAATTTTAAGCGTCAGTCACACACATTTTGTTTGCAGCTCTGTGTGCGGTATTATACCTTGAGCTGTGTTTTTCGCCTGATAAGAAGATTATTTTGTAGCTTGCTGTGCATTAGTGTTATGCAGCATATCAAGCAAAGGAGTTTGCGATGGCTTTGCACCGCCTTGCGCTCCGCTCGCGATTGCCGGTGGCTCTGCGATGCCATCAGCGAGATAAACAGAGCGTCGCATTGCTGCGTATTCAGAGTTTATCTTTTCGGCTAAAGCGTCAAGATTTTCTTCTTTGTCAAGGGTGTAATGTGCGCGAAATTCTGCCGGCACTTTCTCAATGCGTTTATCTGCGGCTAAAAGCGATGCAAGGCGCGATGCTTCTTCTTTGGCACGGAATGGTGCTATTGCTGAAGATACCGCATCTGCAATTAGCTTTTGGATCTGTTTTTGCGAGAGTGCGTTGTTGTTTTGAGGCTCTTGCGGCTGTTGGATTGCATCGCCGCCTTGACCACCTTGCGGTTGAGGATTTTGAGGTTCCAAAGTTTTTGGATCAACAAAACCTTCATAGCGTTTAGTTACGCGAGCTGTGGCTTCGGTGTCCATGCGATTGCCAATACTTTGAGCGTATGCTGCTATTTTTACGCCATCTTGTACAGCGCTTTCAATATCAGCATCAGTGCTTTCGGCTGTAATACCCTTGATGGCGATAATTTGCTCTGCAAGGTTATCAATTTCTTTCTGCTTTAACCCTTTATTTGCAACTAAAGGTTTCAAAGCATCAATAATTCGTTGCTTCATTTTTGCACGTGTTTTTGTGTTAAAGAAAATTATTTGCCGCAAAGATAATGCTTGAAAAATGATTTTGCAAGAAAAAATTCGATTTTGTTTGATTTTGCTAAATCAGGCGTTTTTTGTGTGTGCGTGTGGATTATTTCAAGCCTAAATTCGATTTTACAAATTTTAAGAATTAGGATTGCTTATTATTACTATCCAGATATAACTATAACTTAAACTAGAATTATATATTACACACAAAGATAAAGATAAAGAATATAGTGCGACGCGGTGTGCGCCGCGCGAGCGCCGCGCTCACTTCGCACAAATTTCCCTATTAGCGAAAAATGCAAAAAATAAATTTTTTGCTCGTGCGCGTGAAAAATCAAAACTTTTTGTAGAAGTACAAAACAACTTTTTTAGAAAAAAAGCGGCGCGAAAATTTTTGCCCTCGCGCGCGTGTGTACGTATATAATAGTGAAATCTAGCGCCTGATGCTACGCTTGCCAAATCGCTGAAACATTACTAATAACTAGTGCTTTGGCAATTTTTGAATATTGAAATTTGATTGTGTGTACAGCTCAATTAATCGGATGAAAATCGCACAAATTTCCCTAAAGTTTCGCGCAAGTTTCGGTGCGTGCGCCGCGCGAGCGACGCGGTGTGCGAAATTAGCGCGGATTTTTACAAAACTACATTTTTGCATTTTTAGCGTGAAAACAAACTGAAAATTTTTGTTTTGCATGATGATTTTTTGTGTGCATAAATACGCTTTTTGTGCGTATAAAAACGCAAATAAAAAAGTTTGCAAAAGTGTTTTTTAAAATCGGTGCGCGCGAAAAAAGTGCGGTTTTTATAATCGCACACACGAAATTCAGCCTAAATTATTAGAGAAGTTGTTACTTTTTTATCGCTTGCTGTCGAGCAAAGAACTTGAGTTTTGCAATAATCTTGCTAGGATGATAAGCATCTGCCGCTTTCAATCGGTAAACGTGCATACCCATGCGTCTGATGGCTGCTGAACGTAACGCATCTTTCTTTTTTTGCATGGCGGTGAAATGATACCCACCATCAATCTCTATGCATAAGCGAAGCTCCGGTATGTATAAATCAGCATAGAACGTGCTGCGACCTGTACTTATCTTTTTTTGCGCTATCACTGTGTAACCTAGTTTTTGAAGTGTGCGCTGCGCTGCTAACTCTGAATTTGGGCGCGATTGCATCAAATCATACTTTCGATTGTCTTTCATAATAATTGTTAATGTATAAATAATTTGCGCAAAAAGTTTGATAAACATAGAATAATGCGCTAATTTTGCGTCAGATAAATTAAACAATATCTAACACATAACAAATATAGTAATAATCAAATTAACCCACAATTATGGATGATTTTTTTAAAAACTATGGCTACAAGGATGCTTCAGAGTATCTGATTGCATCTGCCGAACAAAACAAAGCGCGTAAACCCATTGAGGAATATGTGCGCAATGAAGTTATAAAAATCTTTGGCATCGTTGAGGATCTGCAAGTAAATGC